TTTTTTCTAAATTTTCCATCTCTTATTCCCAGTAGCGTCACTTCACAGCCCACGTGACCAGTTAAGGTCTTGTGCTACATGCCACTAAAAGGGAGATGGTATTTTGATATAGCGCTATTCCTCGCGCTCCGGATTTATGACCTTCCCAGGTTTTCGCCTATCTACTCTCACAGGCTTTAGTCTACTCCCTACCACTCCATCGATAAATCAAAGTCGAGAATATTATTATGATAACCCCAATCCATAATGTTCTTTGTTACTAGAGTTTCCCATGAAGGAAACCCCCGTAGGATATCATCTGTACTAATACCCAGTTGTCTTAATTTCTTTAAATCATCTCTTTCCATATTCGCTACTACATCCACTAAAAGTTCCTGAGGACGTATAGATAATTCTCTCACCAGCTCTTCATAAAAGAAATATAATCGATCATACGCATCCCGATTAGATGCATAAGTACCATACGCATGTCCGATTGTCGACAACAAAACATCTACGGGGGATCGTACTGCTTTCGTCTCACGGCCCCATACTGCCCTGATCATGTACTCTCGACTCTCCCTAAAGGCTAGGAAGTCACACTGACCAGGATCTTTACAAGGGTTCTCCACAAACTGATGCTTCAAATAGGTTGCTCCCTGCCGTATCAACCATCCTCCATGAGTATCAGACACAAAAGTTAAGCCTGATCGAATGTCTCGAATTGTTACGCCATAATACTTCTCGCAGAACGCTGCAAAACGATCCGCCGAGAAGTAACTTGCACTCAGACCTTCTCCTTTATTATACAAGTGGTCATCTCCATACACTATTATTCTAACGGCATTATAGAGAGCCTCTTCTAATTCTTCCTTATGTTCATCGGGGGCCTGAAAAATGGTAACAACCCCAAAGAGAAAAAAGTACAGGGCCATTATCCAAGAATCCATATGAGAGGTATTATAGCATCCTGACGGGACCTGTCCTCGGATCCAGGCCCACTCTTCTGCAAAGATTCGTGTCAAACGAGAGATCATGTTCCCTAAAAGCCACTTTACTATCTGTTTCTTTAATTCGTAATCGGGGCTACTCGGATCTTCATGAATTAGCATCGTCGAGTAGTACAAATTCACAAAGAATTCTAAAACTGTCTGATCATAATTCTTTGCATCACCTTCCTCAATTATTGGCTTTCTACAATTCAATTTGTTTACTGCTAACATCCTAGCCAATTTATCTGGGCCTCCTCTCGAATGAGAGTACCCTACCGAAACAACCCATCCCCGCTCCTTATCATGTCGAAATCTACTTATTATCTTCTCTCCGAGTATAAAAATGCTTGATGGTATAACAAATAGTCGAACTTTCTTTTTCCATGCCTCCCAATCTGCATCTGAAGTCTGCTTTGCCCATGAAAAGA